TATTGATATTGATGATACCGATGTAGATATGAAGTTTATGTTAGCTGATCTATCAGTAATTAGACAAGTTCCAGAACTTAAACAATTGCCAGATTGGAATGCTAAAATTAATATAGATAAAGATTTTACATCTAAATTTATTAAAGCAAAGAATGCATTACCAGATTCAGAAAATTTTGGCGTAGCTTGTAAAAATGGTAAGTTAGATATTATAATTAATTATTCGTCTATTAATACAAATAGAATTAAATTTTCATTTGATTGTAATGCAGAAGAATGTAGTGATTTAAGTACTGTATGTTTTTCGTCTAATCTGTTTAAAGAAATATTACAGACTAACAAAGATGCTGATTCAGGTACATTAGAAATATCCGCTGCGGGTCTAGCTCGAGCATCATTTACATCTAAATCATATACATCTACTTATTATTTAGTACAATTACAAACAGCATGATAGTACAATTTAAAAAAATATCACCTAATGCCATTACGCCATCATATGCTAAAGATGGGGATGCTGGCTTGGATATATCGGCAATAACGTATACTATTAATAAAGAACATAGCTTTATTGAATATCATACGGGTTTGGCGTTTGAAATACCAAAAGGCCATGTAGGTTTATTATTTCCAAGATCGTCAGTATCAAAAACAGATCTTCGGTTAGCTAATTGTGTAGGTGTAGTTGATTCTGGATATAGAGGAGAAATAACATTTAGATATAAATTTGCAAAGGATAGTTATTTCGCGTCATTAAAACGATTTACAGAAGGAGATCGTATAGGCCAATTAGTAATTTTAGAATATCCAGAAGTGCAGTTAAGAGAAACTGATAAATTATCAGAAACTGAAAGAGGAGAAGGTGGTTATGGATCAACAGGTAAATAAAAAATATGTTTGGTAATCAAGAAAATACATTATGGGTTGAAAAGTTTAGACCCGGAACATTAGATGGATATGTCGGTAATGAACATATCATTGAAAAGGTAAAATTATATTTGAAATCAGGAGATGTTCCTCATTTGTTATTTTATGGCGGCGCAGGTACTGGTAAAACGACGTTAGCTAAAATTATTGCAAATAATGTCGATGCTGATGTAATGTATGTTAATGCATCTGATGAGAATAATATAGAAACGGTCCGGACTAAAATTAAGAACTATGCCAGTACAGTAGGATTTCGTCAATGGAAAATTGTGATATTAGATGAGGCAGATTATATGACTCCTAATGGTCAGGCAGCGTTACGTAATCTAATGGAAACATTTTCTAAAACAACTAGATTTATATTAACATGTAATTATGTTGAGAAAATTATCGATCCTATCCAGAGTAGATGTCAAGTATTTGGTATTACACCACCTAATAAAACCGAGGTTGCTAAACGTATAGTGACCATCTTAAACGAGTTGCAAGTCCAATATGATACAAAGGATATAGCTACTACTATTAACGCTGGTTATCCGGATATTAGGAGAGTTTTGAATTCATGTCAACGGCAAGTAGTTGATGGTAAATTGGTTATAGATGATGCTAGTTTAGTACAAGCTAACTACATGAGTGAGTTGCTAGAACTATTACAAAGTAGCCAAAGTAAAGGAGATGCCTTTAAAAATATAAGGCAATTAATTGCTAACAGTAAAGTACAAGATTTTACATCATTACATAAGTTTTTATTTGATGAGATAGATAATTATGCTAAAGGTCATTTGGCATCAGTTATACTTATATTAGCAGAATCTCAATACCAAGATGCATTTGCAGTAGATAAAGAATTGCATATGATGTCTACAATGATTAAATTATTAAACGAACTAAAATAAAAGGAAAGTTATGTCAATAGTAGGAATGGACGGAAAACCAAAAGGGCAACCAATGGACCCGTCAACAATGAAAGATATTGTTTGTGAAAATTGCGGAGGCCATTATTTCAGACAAGTAAGTGCATTTAAAGTTGTATCAGCTTTAGTATCACAAACCGGTAAAGAACAAATCATGCCAGTACCAACATTTAGATGTGATGACTGTGGATTTGTAAACGAAGAATTTAAAATAATCAAACAAGAAAAATAGTTATGGCAAAGAAGTTATTATTTAACGAAGAAGCGCGTACCGCGTTATTATCAGGAGTACAGCAATTAGCTGATGCAGTTGAATCAACATTAGGACCTCGAGGCAGGACAGTTGTTATTGATAAAAAGTTTGGCGCACCTCATATCACTAAAGATGGCGTTTCTGTAGCAAAGGAAATTGAATTGGAAGATGCGATTGAAAATGCCGGTGCACAAATGGTAAAAGAAGCAGCTCAAAAAACAAATGATATGGCAGGTGATGGTACTACAACAGCTACGGTTCTGGCTCGTGCTATTTTAACCGAGGGTTATAAGAAAATTGCAAATGGAGCAAATCCAATTGAATTGAAACGAGGTATTGATAAAACAGTTACTGAAATTATTGAATATCTTAAAGATGAATCTAAACCCGTAACGGATAACGCTGAAATAGCTCAGATAGGCACGATATCAGCTAATAATGATTCTTCCATCGGTGCTATCATTGCAAAAGCTATGAATCAAGTAGGACAAGATGGAGTTATTACTGTAGAAGAAGGTAAAACATCAGAGACTACATTGGAAGTTGTCGAAGGTATGCAATTCGATAGAGGATATTTATCACCTTATTTTGTTACAGATGCTAATAAAATGGAAGCTGTGTTAAATAATATGAAAATATTGATCGTTGATGGCCAAGTTTCTAACATGAAACAATTATTACCAGTATTAGAACCGGTAGCACAACAAGGAAGTGAATTATTAATTATAGCTGATGATATTAATGGAGAAGCGTTATCAACATTAGTAGTTAATAAGGTAAGAGGTAGTTTGAAAGTATGTGCAGTTAAAGCTCCTGGGTTTGGAGAAAAGAGAAAAGAAGTGTTAGAAGATATTGCATCAATTACAGGTGCATTTGTAATATCTGAAACAAAAGGCCATAAATTAGAAAAAGCTACTCTGGAACAATTAGGATCAGCTGAAAAAATAGTTATTAATAAAGATACTACGACTATTGTAAATGGCTTTGGTGATGTTGAATATGTACAAGAACGTATAGAATCTATCAAAAATCAAATCGAGGCTAGTGTATCAGATTACGAAACTGAAAAATTACGTGAAAGGCTAGCTAAATTATCAGGTGGAGTAGCTGTAATTAAAATCGGAGCTGGTTCAGAAGTCGAAATGAAAGAGAAGAAAGATAGAGTGGATGATGCTCTTAACGCAACTAAAGCTGCTGTAGAAGAAGGAATTATTCCTGGTGGTGGTGTTATGTTACGTAGAATTGAAGAAGTAAATGTTTCATATGAAAATGAAGATCAATCTATTGGTGGAGATATTCTAATTAAAGCATGCCATGCACCATTTAATACTATCATGAAGAATGCAGGATTGAATGCAGAGGTTATTTATAGTAAATTAGATGGGTCAAATGGATATTGTGCAAGAACAGAAGCAGTTGTTGATATGATAGATGCTGGAATTATCGATCCGGTAAAAGTGACAAGAATAGCTTTAGAAAAAGCAGCGTCTGTTGCCGGCACGATGTTAACTACCGAATGTGTAATGATTGATATCAAAGAAGATAAACCAGCTCCTCAACTTGATCCATCAATGATGGGAATGTAATTAGGATTTACGAGAAAAAGTTATTATATTCATAATATGAAGAAGGCAGCTACTATATTCGATCATCTAGCTAATATTACATTTAAGAAGACTGATTGGAATACATTATCTGAATTAGATCAGAAATCATTTTCGCCATATTTAATTAATAGGTGGTTATCAATGAACCCGGATTTAATTGAAATAGTTGATATGTTTCAACAATATACAATTGGTCCATTAAATAAAAAACATGTATATCAGTTATATTATGATATATTACCAAAACAAAAAATGTATAGTAAATATATAAAAGGTAAAAAGGCAAAAGATTATAATAAAGATTTGCTAGGAATGTTAACTCAGCATTATCAGATATCTAAACGAGATGCTAAAACATATATCGATTTTTGGAAAGATAATGGTGTAGATGATTTAAAAAATCTGTTAAAGGATTATGGTAAAACTGAAAAGGAAATTAAACAATGGCTAAAGTAATTAGAGATAGAAAAAGTAAAGTAGAGTTCACAGAAACCGAAAAAGTATATCACCCACCTCATTACGGTGGAAAAGATAATCCATACGAAGCCATTAAAGTTATTGAAGCATGGGATCTAGATTTCAATCTAGGAAATGTAGTCAAATATGTATCCCGTGCCGGCAAGAAAGATAAAGATGCTGAATTACAAGATCTGGAAAAAGCTAAATGGTATCTAGAAAGATCTATTGATAAAATAACACGAAAATAATTTGGTTTATTGAGATTAATTTATTATATTTAAGTATGCATAAGTTAGTAAAATTTAATATTAAAGAACCACAAAAAGGGGATCGTAGGATATCATATTCTCAATTCGCCATGTATAGTAAATGTCCTAAACAATGGGAATTATCATATATACGCCACCTCCGGCAATTTAGTCAAAGTATACATACTTTATTCGGAACAGCATTTCATGAAACATTGCAACATTATTTAACAGTAATGTATGAAAAGACGGCAAAGGCAGCAGATGAAATTGATATCAATGCGATGTTATTAGATCGCATGAGGCATCATTATGAAAACGCCGTAAA